CGATCGGTAGAATCCGAGAATTGTCCCGAAACGGCGGCTGCGGCAGTTAGGCGTGGGTCGCTATTTGTTACAAATAGATTTGCGGCTGAAGGTGTACCATCCGTACCAACCGCCGCATCATTTTCATCCTGTGTCAGGACACGACTATCATTTCCTTCGGTCGCGGTGCCGGCAGTCGTACCAAATTCAATATCGGGTACATCAACGAATGTAAGTTCGGTTACGCCAACCGTAATCGGATCGGCAGTACTCAGGATTATACGATGCCGGAAGAACGTAGACGATGAGTTTAGGACCATCGTGGCCATGCCGTTAGTTACGTCGGCATCTTCATCGGCATCTGTTGTCCGACTCCAGGCGCCGGCTGCCGTAAGGTAGTAGCCATTATCTTCCGCCGCCGATTGTCCGATTACAGCAATCCTGGAAGCACTTGTCGTAACGCCATTGAGTGTCTGCTCGCCACTGAGGGTAATGTCCGTATCAGCAACAGTCTCAACCGGGTCTTTTACGTCAAGACCAGAACTGACGGCGCCAACCAAATCCAGAATCTTACTGGCGCTGAGTAGATCGGTAGTACTTGATCCACTGTCAAGGATTTTTCGATGTTCGGCAATCAGAAAATTCAGCAACGCATTATGATCTATCGCCGCTTCATGTTGAGTAACGCTAGATTCTGATATTCTGGCATCATCAAATGTGCCGGAAACTACATCGGAAGTAGGATGGGTATGCGCAGGGACACCAGATCCACGACCTGTAGCCGCACTTAATGAAGGTAACATTATTTACCCCTTGGGCTGAATATCAGTTTGATACTTACGGGATCGCTGCTGGCCTTGAATAATCGCATGAAATCGAGGTGGTCTTTATCCCCGGCAAATCCATCAAAAGAGCCAGCGGGAATTGTCCCACCCAGGACGCCACTGGCCGCTGATCCATCAGTCTGATATTTGAGATCAACGCTGCCGATATTATTGATGATAATGCCGCTGGCATTTGCCGGGACTGGTTCCCCCAGGATCGTTTCCAAATCCTGAGATGTAGAAATCACATTCGGCGTGAATGCCTTTGCGACATAATGCTGGTCAGCTATCTGTATTACCTGTGCGCCTACTGGATTTACGCTTTCTTCACCCATGATCGTCCTCCGTGGTTAAAAGTAATCGGCAATCCGCCAAGGTCAAGGCGATATTACCGGCGTTTCTGGATTTTCTTCTGAGCCAAAGGTTGACGGGTCGCGTTCAGCATGAAGCAGGTCAAACGCTTTTCCCTCGGCAGTCTTTTCGTAGCTGATTATCTTATACACTGTCGGTACGGCGGTTTTGACATATTCAACCGAAAACAGGCCATTCATAATGCTTAACTTTTTGACGGTCAAGCAGCCACTGCAAAGCAGCAGCACTGTCAGGATTAGGATTAAGCGTAAGTATTTCATCGGTTTCTCCAAGGTTGGGTTATGATCCGGGGTTGAGTAGTAACCAGCGGGTGTTTGGTTCGTCGCGTTCAAATTGATACCGAATATTTGCCAGGATATCGCCGGTTGTCAGGGCAGTACCATCCCGTAGCACCACGGCATCCGCGCCCTTCTGGTTGAGATTGTAAGTCACGGCCCCGGTATTAGCTATCGTGGTAACAAAAATCAGCCCCATTGCATTAAACAGAATTGGCGGATCGGGATGCAATGCGCCCTCGTATACATTGACAATCCCGAACTCATGGGCCAGCGATAACGATCCGTGATGTACCAGACTTTGCTCGGACGCAGCGTTTGATAGCCGACGGAATGTCAAGTCGGTAATGCTGTGGAATGTCTCCGGCGGGAACTGCGCTTCATAAAATAACTCGCCCACCCCTGTACCAACTCCTGTTCCGGTATTGATCGTAACTAGCGTTTGTTTGCCGCCTGCCGTTCTTTCAAGAAGCACCGCATAAAGCGTACCAGCGGCATCAAAGGCTAGGGATGATCCCCTATCCCATCCGGTATCTCCGATGAGCGTGGCGTTTCCCGTGAGTATGTTCACGCTGTATAAATCTGCTTGACTGAAATCAACACCAGCTCCCCCAGGATTTTTCAGTAGCGTAAAAACTTTCGTGGGGTCGAGGGGATCGATAGCCAAGGCGTCGGCGGTTTCTGTTATATTCATTTCGCCGATATCTACAGTCGCGCCAGTTGCAGTATCAATAGTCGCCAGGTGCGCAAAGGAGTCTGAGACATCAAAGAGGATTGCATACAGAACACCGGTCCTTGGATGAAAGTCCATTGCATTGGGAGCTTTGGTAGCATCAAGGGTGCCGGGGAAAGATAGGTTTGCGATAAACGTGACGTTGTCTCTTGTCGGATCAATCCTGTTGAGCTTGGGAACATTGGACGGGGCGTTGCTTTGGAAAAGTACATTTTTCAGAGATAGCGCAAGACCGTTGCCGCCACCAGACGCGATAGATGTATTTAATCGGCGCGTCATAAAGCCTGACGTCTTCTCGATAAATAGGACGGATTTATTCTGTGACGAGAAACCGATCAACTGCTCAGAGTATGTTCCGATCCGATGGTCGGTATCGAGGGGTGTCTCGAAGCGGTGTTCCAAGGGCAATTTATTTTTTGTTCTATTCATCGATCCTAAACTCCCCGCTGATAAAGGTTGCAGAAACTTTTTCGCCAGCGACAATATCATTCAGTCCGGTGTCTGATCCATCCGCAAAGCGTAATGGAACAGATGCCAATTCATTGACGATCACAGCGGATGAACCAGTGCTTGAAAAGCCTGGTATGAAACTGATCTTCATTCCCTCTCTGAGTACTTGCGGATGCGGGTGCATCGCTACCTTGTAGGCACTCGCCGCGCCGTATTCATGCCCCAATTCAAATGACCCAAGCTGTGCGAAGCTGATCTCCGAGGATGCCCAGGCCCGCGGCCGGATGGTAAGGCCAGGGAGAGAGAAATTGCTCTGTGCCGGGTACTGTTCTTCAAATTTCAATTCCCCGATTGAAGTGGCCGCACCGGTAGATGTGTTGATCGTGATGAGTTCTTTGTTTCCCGATGATGTCAGTTTTGGAGTTGCATACAGAGTACCGTCACTATCAAATACCATACCGCTGAATTTCTCATACCCCGTTATTTCTCCGATGTCTGTCAAGACGCGAGTGGATAGGTCTATTGAATGCAATCGGGCAGGTACGACAATCGGCGGTTGTCCTAGCTGGTCTGTCGTTGAGATAATAAATGCCGCCGGGTCGCTTGGGTCTTTTTTAATGGCAAACGAATCACAAAGGGTTCCTCGCGGCGTTACAAATCCGAGGTCGGTAACGTCGCCTGTTGCCAAGTCAATCGTAACCAACTGATGCCCAAAAACCGTATTAAACGAAGTCAGGTCGAACTGCATCCCGTACAGCGTGCCGTCAGGGTGAAAGTCCATAGCAGAGGTTCCAAAAGCGGAAACTGTACCCGGTGTTGTTCCACCGATAAGTACAGTGGTTCCATCAACTGGATTGAGCCGATACAGCTTCACCGGGTCGCCGGTTCTGAGCCATAGAGTACCATCGGGACTATATGCAATGCCGTTGCCCGATGGGCTGTCCAGTGCGATATCAGTCAGGACTTGCCGTGTTAAAAGCCCTGAATCTATGTCGATAAATTCAATGAAAACATCTTTATTCGGTGGGCCAAATCCTGACTCCTTATGAGTCGAAATAAGCTGTTCGGAGAAAGCGGGTATACGGTTTGTTGTATCGACCGCCGTGGTGGTTCGATCTTCAAGCGGAAGCCGACTGCCAGCGCCGCCGACGAGTGGCGTTCCGTCCGCCCTTTCGTAATTCGTAAGCCGCCAATCACCGGCTGCATACTGCGTGAACTCGGCCTCGTCGTTTGGCTGCGTTGTAATGTTGGCCTCAGTCGGCAACGCGAGATCCGCCGCATCATGGGTGAGCACTAGCGAGGCATCAAAATGTAGGCGGATCATTAACCCAATCGCCAAGTCTGCAATAGCTGTAATTGCGTCCGTCCCGGTTACGTCGAAGTAGTTTCCATCCGTTCCAGGCGTGAGCGTTGCGGCACTTGCGATGTCGGCGCCCTTTGAAAGACGTAACTGGTGGGCATTTGAATCCATCGTACCGCCATACTGCGGTGTCGTATCATCCACGACATCGACCAGGCCAGGCGGGTGCTCGGCAAAGTCCAACCCAGTGACGCCGACTGTGATGGGGTCGGGTGTTGTTAAGATATAATGGAATCCTAACTTCGTGCTACCTGCGCCACTGACTCGGAATGCCAGGCCGTTAGTTACTTCTGCATCTTCGTCGGCATCCTCTGCCCTGGTCCACGGACCAGGCGCTGTGATGTATAAGCAGTTTTCTTCAGTTGCGGTCTGCCCGACCACGCCAACGCGGCTAGTGGACGTTAAAACGCCGCTTAGGGTCTGTTCGCCGGATAGCGTAATATCCGAGGTCGCTACCGTCTCTACATTATCTTTCCAATCTTTCGCACTGCTACCGCTGATGATCAATCCACCGACGTTTAAGTCGCCATCAACCGTAACGTCCTTTTTAAACTCATAGTCTTTTGATATGTTTTTACGTGGTGCCATTAGAACCTTTGTCCGTTAAATTTGAAGTCTACCGTATGAGTTGTACTTGTGCCGGCAATCGTGATTTCTGCCTGTACGATGTCTGCCGCTGGTATGATAATTTCGTTATCAAGTTCGACTTCCATGATATGTCCGACCTGGGCCTCGCTGGCGCTCATGGCGATAGCCGGCGAAAGGATTAAGCCGCCGGAAGTTTTCCACTGGATAGTGGGCAAGCCAGCCGCGCCAGTGATTTCCCTTGTAATGGTATCGCCTGTTCCCGCCTTGTATTCCGTCGCCGCTGGCAAAGTGAAAACGTTAGTATCGGCGGCTATCTTTGCATCGATGCCGGTTGGTCCAGGTGGTGACTGTAGGTTTTCTTTATCGGCCAGGAATGAATCAATCTGTGCGATGTCGTAGAAATTTATAACTGGTGTAGGTGCCGGACCTGTACCTGCATCATCGAGGATGTTTTTCACCGTGATGCCATCGCCCAATTCTGTATCAAACAGGAATATTCCCTTTGCATTTCCGGCGGCTAAAGCAAATATTTGCAGCTCCATGCTGTACGTTCTCTTGGACTTGGCGCCGGTCCCTATACCCAAATCAGTCGCAAGTTCACCAGTGTCAGCATTCATGCGCAGGCTGAGTTTCCCATTGACGATATCAAGGTCCGGGCGGTCGCCTGGGATATTGAAACCACTGTTCGTGGTTTTCATCTTCGGCACTGTCGTCTGGTCAAAATCTAGATCAACCGCCCAAGTGAAGGTATCGGTCAGTTCAATCAGATCGCTCACGGCGGACCCGTTTGATCGCACCAGATCAATCGCCAAGACGATATCCTTCTGCCGCCTCGAGATAATGGGCAAATCCTGGTTGCGCTTGGTCGTGCCACCAGAGCTGGACTGCCGCCCGGTCTCGATGTTATAATTTATGGAGATTATCTGCAGAGCCATTGTCTGGCACTCCTTACACTACGCCGATGATGATGATGTCGTATGTGGCACTCGCTGCGCCATCATTATTGGTGATCTTGAGATTCTTGTCGCTGGCCGATACCGCGTACCCGTCTGTCAATTCTTGATGCTCCCACTTTCCGCCGGCACGTTCCTTATTCGTGTGCGTCGAAGCACCGAAAAGGGCGGTCCAGGCGTTGGAAGCGGCGCCGCCGATCTCGAGGGTGGAGCCGTTGGCGGCCGCGGGCTTGATCTTGATGTACTTGATGGCTGTGAATACAAGGGTATTACCGTGCTCATCGACAAGGGCCTGGAGGTCCAGGGTCTCACTGGCACCGCCACCGAGGGTGCGTCGGTCGACAAAGGCGGCATTCGCCTGGTTGGTCCCTGATCCGTCGACGATGGTCCAGGCATCGTTTACCTGCGCACCCTGTATCTGCTGCGTGGTCGGAGTCAGCCCGTCGCCATCGTCCTTGTACTGGACGTTCAGGTTTTCAACGATTGTCCCGCTCAACGTGGTAGACATTACCAGACCCTCTGTGATGGGTGATGTGTATCAAACATAGTGTATCGTTGGTTTTCTGATTGTCAAACGAATTGGAAGCCTGCTGCTTTATCGAATTTTGTCACGACCTGTTTGTTGGTTCCAGAGGTCTGAATTTCATATCCCCTTTTAACATCAAATGGAGCAGCCGCATCCAGTTCTGCCTGTGTAGGCACATTGAAAGCATGAGCAAAAGACGGGTCATCGAAGGTATGCGAGCCGGTTTGATCTGGACTGATGTCGCGGCGGCTCCATAGGTTGTCAAAAACGCCATCCCCTTGGGCATCAAACGTACCGCCGGATATCGCCTTGTATTTAATATATGAATCAAATGATTTTTCAAAAGTTGTTTCGGTGTGCGTGACTGAGTAGCTGGCCTTTACCGAATCAAACGTAATTCGATACTCCCCTGATCCCGAAAGGACTTCCCCCGTGCCAGTTTTTCTAATATTGCCAGTAGGTACGGCGCCGGGAGTGGCCGCATTATATGCCGTGATTGCTTTGGAGATTGCGGTGCTATAGTCGGGGTCATTGGCAAATGCGCTTTTACGAATCTTGGACGTTTCGCTTATTGATCCGAATGACCACAGCATGAGATTCAATAGCTTGTGTCGCTGTATCGCCCACTCACTATTTATCGGGGGGAAGTCTCCGAGCCCAAGTCCGGGCGAGGCCGATTGCCGCAAAGCCCCTATCCCCGCTGCGGCTGAAATTGTGGCAAGCGTCCAACTGATTGGGCCGTTTACTGTGCCATCCCAATCGCCGGCGTTATCGAGGTGGTTGATATATTGAGTGCTTGGCCCATTCGTGTTATCAATCACCCGAAACCACAATGCATGAAGCGATGGCAAGGCCGATGGGCCGGATGGAAACTTCGCCCTCAATGGTAGCTCCCCAGGCACCGGGTCTGGTTCCTCCGTGCCGCCGATTCCCTGGCCTCCCTGCTTGCGCTCAATGAACGCTTTATTCAAGGCAGTCGGGTATCTCAAATTGAACGGCTTACCCACCAGGCTTGTCCAGGTCATGCCCTCATCAAACCATGTTGTTATAGCCATATCGGTATCTGTCCGTAAAAGGTTGCGCCAATCTTCACCGCCAGTAAAAAGGTGTCGACGGGTACAGTTTCGGTTCCAAGGATTTGCATCACTATCAAGGCTTCGCCTGTTGCCGTCGCCGGGTTTGTTGAGCCATCAGCGAACACGTCGATGGTGTAGCTACTTCCAGAGCCAGCCGTGATTTTAACCGGGACCGCAGCAAGGCCACCGCCCTGGCTGAATATCCATATAAATCCACCGCCCGTAACACCCTTTAAACTTGGCGCCACAATGGTCCCGACGGCCACGCTGTCACTAAGATTCATTTCCAATAACGGTATAGACGCAGACCATAATCTTCCAGCCCCTAAATCCTGAAAGACCGAACCATCAAACACCTGTTCCTTTGCAGTGTAGGTTCCGGGCGAGGCGGCTGTGCCAGTGATTTCAGCATGAACGATTTCAGTGTCACTGAGATATTGTTCACTCGGTGCTCTCGGTTGACCTATTAATTTACGCTCAAGCTTTACCGTCCCACGCAGTACCCGCTCTGCCGTCCGCCTTTCGTATGTTACGCCACCTGCCATAATTATAATCCCTCAGGAAGATCAAGACTCTCCCAATCAGTCTTTTTTAATGTTTCAAACGTAATGAATTTTCCATCTAGTGCCGGATCAAGTTTATCGCCATCAAGATCAAGTAGAACGGCTTTCTTGACAACTGCGTTAGCATTATCAATTATCGGCGTTTTAGTGCTTCCCACCAACGTATTCAATCCCTGATCCAAAATATCCCGTCGATGAAATAACGGAGTCCCGACTGTGGCCGGTAATACGGGTTCAGCCAACGGCAACAGCTTGGCAACATGAATCTCATACGACACAGTAAATAAAATTTGCCCTTGACGATCTAGGGTGCGCCCTGAAAATCGCACCATGCGTGCTTGCTCCGCTGCTATCTCATACCCGGCGATAGTAATGTCGGCAACATTTACTGTGTCAAGGAATTCCTCTGCCGTTTTAGGATTATAATCGCTTTCATTTCTTTGAATGTTACATACCATTTGATGAAATGATTCTGTCGGTGGCGGATCGAATTTATCATTTGCACTGTTGACGATGGGCTTATTATTGATGTCCTTTTCCAGTATCATTTCCCTTTCAAGCCCTGACCAGGCAATCTGCGGTTCTTCATTTTCTGGTATCAATGAAATGGGAAAAACAGACGTATCATATTCAATGACAACAAGAAATAAAAGGCGTGTACCTGGTATATCCTTGGTACCTATATTAACAACAAAAGCGTTGGGATTGTCGGGGTGCTCATCCTGAAATCGCGGAACGCCGACAGCCTCACGCGCCACGACCGGACCATCAGTAGGATCATCAACCTCGACCAGGTATTCATCTATGAGCCTTATCGGGCCACTGGTCACATCTTCTTCGCGTGACAATGCCCTGTTGACGCTTACAACTGCCATTAGTCGAACTCCAGCGAAAGAACTTCCGGCCCGCGTCTAAGGAAGTCCGCGATGTCTTTATTTGATAAGGCGATATCTTCGCTGGCTTCCGCGGTTCTTTTCGTATTATCTGCAACGTCCCGCTGACCCAGTCGGAATTTCGCGCGGAATGCCTCGACGGTTCCCCGCTCTGCGGCGGGTGCGCCCCTGAATGCGCCGCCGACGCCCGGTGTCTTTTTGCGGAAAAGTGCGTCGAGTGCTGCTTGAGTTTCTTGGTCAATGAACGCCTTGAACGCGCCGGATTCCGGCGTGATGTCGGCAGCCTTCATCGCCTTTTCCATTTCTTTAACTGTCTTACCAACCTCATCAGAAAACTTCTGCGTGAGCGTATCTAGCTTATCTGTCAAGATGAGTTCGGCAAGCGAGGGAACGCGATCAGCCAATTTCGCAAATAGCGTATCAACGGCCGACCCAAACTGATCGACTGCTGTTTTTCCAAATCTAGTTAAATCTTTTAATATCTTCACTGGATTAAGGAGTTTCAGGGGATTACGGAGCAAGTCTGCATTCAATAAGAATACCTTAAGCATTAGCGAGGTTATGGCTTTTTGATATTTGACGAAAGCCTTGATGGAGTTCTTTAATATTCCTGGGATAATTGTGCCGAACAGATGCCTGATGTCCTCGGCTAGATTTGACATTGTGAGATCAAATCCCGTCCTTATTATCTTCAAAACCAAACCAAAATTAGTAAATAAGTTCTCTAATATCGCCAAGCCCCGAATTAGTTTTTCCAGAGCTCCATTCCCTCTAATTCCAAAGAACTCAAGCACCTTGGTAGCCGCCCCTGCAATGCCGCTAAACTCAAAGAACTTCTTAACAAGAAAGATGGATAAGCTTATTAAACCTTTGATGAGGAGTTTGTTTCGTTCAATAAATAATTCAATGATATTTAGCCCCCGCGCCACGCCTTCCGCAAGTGGTCGAACGAACTTAGTCAAAATCTTACCTACTGCAATTTGCAATCCTTCAAATGCAGACACAACACGTTTGACGGCGCCGGTAAGGGTATCCATCTGGACGGTAGATATTCGACCCAATGTATCCCCTTCGGCACTCAATGCCGCTTCCCTTGCCCGGATGGCATCGCCCCCTGCTTTTGTAAGTTTGATAAAGGCGGAAGCTGCCCGAATACCAGCGATTTGTCCGCTTGCCGCCAATCGTTGTTCTGGAGTCAAAGACTTAAACGCCCTGTTTACATCATCAATCACATCAGCAAGCGGCCGCATAATCCCGAACTGGGTAGCAGCGGCGACATTCAATTTCTTGAATTGTTTTGCTGCTTCTGCCGGTGGGTCAGCCAGACGCAGAAGAATGGATCTCAGGTTCGTACCAGCCATTGAGCCCTCGATATTTGCATTAGCGAAGATTTGCAGGATGGCCGTAATTTCTATTAAGGATCGGCCGCTGGCGGAGGCGATTGGGCCGGCAAATTTGAACGCCTCACCCAACTCCTCGATATTGGTTTTGCTGGAAGTGAATCCACGGGCAAGAACTTCGAGCGATGCGGCAAGATCATTGGCCGTTAAATTCATGCCCCCCATGATGCCAGAAGCGATATTTGTGGCTGCCGCGATTTCAAGGTTGCCGGCCACGGCAAGTTTCAACGTCGATGGTAGGGCCGCCAAGATTTCATTCGTCTTAAAACCAGCCAAGGCAAACTGGGTCTGCGCCTCTGCCACTTGAGTGGCCGTGAACTGCGTTGTTCGCCCTAACTGCCGCGCTGCTTTCTCGAGTCTTTCGAATTGTTTGGTCGTGGCGTTTGAAATTGCCCTAACCTTCGACATCGACTGTTCAAATCCGGCGGCGGTTTTCGTCGCAAAAAACCCGGCCACAGTAGTGACACCGGCCAAGGCGGCCCCAAACTTGGCAACCGCAACGGTAGCGCCGACGATCCCCTTAGAGAAGCTCGAGACGATTCCCTGTGACCTGGTCATGCCTCGGGCGAACGGGGCTGTCCTGACGGTCATTCTCACCACTAGATTGCTGATCGGAACCGCCATTGTACTTCACTTTCTTTTTTTGCTGTTGTTCCACAAACGCATTGTGCTCCAGGGTCAGCCGGCGGAACTTGGCTACCAGCATCTTCGGGTCTACCGCTTCGACTTCATCGAAACCGAAACGGAGCATGAAGTCAGCAGGCGTGAAAGCCCTCTGCCCTTTGCCTCGGAATGCGTTCGCAAATACCGCTGTGAGCTGCGCGTTTCTTATGTCTGCCCGTAGCTCACCAAATGGATCGAGTTTGTAGTACTCATACCATTCACCGAACTCATGGGCACTGACACACTCCTGGCATTCATAGACGCTCTTGCCCATGTGCGCAGCCAAGACGAACCAGAACCGCCGCTCTGGTCGCCTCTTTAGTTTCCCGCAAGCAGGGCAGCTTCTTCATCTGAAAGCCCTGAAAGGCGCTGACCTACGTCATAAACGACCTGAATGGCCTTGGCACTCTTTAGGTTCAACGCTTCCACGTCTCCTTCATTGAAGATTTGCTTGCCATCAGCATCGACACAGCAGGCGATCACGAAACGCGCTTTCAGCAACCGGATGTCATATTTCCCGGTATTGCCTTTGCGTGCTTCGACGATCCGCTGCTCCCAGGCATCGCGTTCATTGCCGCTGAGTCCCTTGACGAAAACCTTACCACCCCATTCAGGGACAGTGAGGGGTTCTGTCTTGATATCCTTGGCTTCAAGGATTGATGAACGGTCAAGAATGATCGTCTCTTTATCTGTCTTTTTATCTGACATTTCGTCCTCCGTTATACTTCCGGCGTGAATGTGATTGCTGCACTCGCTTTGACGGCAGTCGTTGCAGTCATCTTTTCTTCGAGTGGTGAACTGAAACTGAACGTCCGCATGAAACCTGACGCTGCCCAGTTCGCGGGAGTGGTTAAGGCGAACAGTGGAAACGTCACGGTAACGGTTTCTGCTGATGCCTGAATCGGTGGCGTGTCATCGGGGTCAAAGGCTAGCTCAAGCGAGATTTCGCCTGGATCAACCAAGTCGCCGGGAATGAACGTCATAAAGCCGACAGTTGCCAGATGGCTCGTATCGATGCTCGGTCGTTCGATTCCGTCCCATGATACATCGAGCAGATGCCCGGTGAATCCACTGGTTCCGAAGAGCACGGTAGTTCCCGTGCCTATATCTGATCTTCCTCCTGCCATTGTTCTATCCTCCTGTTATGGAAACACTGGTACTGTTTCCAGGTGTGTTACGATATAATCCTGGCGAATGGTATACGAGTCATCCTCGCTGCCGTCCGCCCTGTCTTCCAGCTCATCGTCCTCCTCGTCTAAAACGATTGATCTTACATTTTCTCCGTTCATGTCGCCACGGAATCCATCAAGTTTCAGCCGCAGTAATTGTGCGATTGTCTCCGCCGTTTCACTATCCAGATCATAGATGAATAATTGAAACACTTCACTGACCAGGCCGGACGGGCCAAGTAAATGCCGGTCGTGGTCAACTGGTGATACCCGCTTCCACACGATGTATGGCTCGGATATCTTTTCCGGTGACGTTGCACTGGCTGACTGCGGCGCACGTTGAGGAAAGATTTTCCCATTTATGATGGCGTTTAATCCAGAAAGCCCTTTAAGGTATTTAATAAATTCGTCTTTCATCTTCCCCTTCTCGCTGCGGTACTTAGCTTCTGCCGAATACTTCGGTTCAGTATGCCGAGGGCGGTTCTCCTTTTCGCCTTGAACGCTGTCTCTAAAAAGCGTGTATTAAATTCGACGATCCTGCCGTACCTCCAGGGGTCGCGTTTTTTGCCGTCGATTGTTTCCTCGTATCCTCGACGTGAGCCTACCATGCCCACTACGGTGCCGCTGCGCCTATAGGTTTTAACCTTCTTCCCGATGGATTTCTTGAGAAGTCCGAACTTGTATGGCGCCGCCTGCTTTGCGGCTTTGTTTATGGGTGTCAGGGCTTTCCCTAAGGCACTGCTCACGATCTTTGTCGCACCCTTTTTGAGGCGCTGTAATTTTCGTATCAGTTCCTTGTCACCTTGGATGAATAATCCCGTCTTAGCCATTACACCACCTTTTCCGCTGCATGTATCAAAAGTTCACGCCGGCGTTCGTCTGTGTCTGCCACTGAAATTACATTAAAAGTGCGGCCGCGATGCAGCAACCTTCCGTTCGCTTTGAAGTCTGTACGATGCCTGATCCTTATCAGATGTGTTGTCCTGCTGTTAAGCTGCCGCGCCTCCACCAGCTCTTTGCCGCTCAAGGGAACTACGCTGCCCCTTACCTCGGCCAAGGGTGTCCATGACTTCTTTTTTTGCCCATGCTTGTTTTCTGTTTCCGTAAATGTCTGTAGCTCCAGAACATGCCTTAGTTTTCCACCTTCCATTATGTCACCTCCACTACCGCATGAACATTTAGCATGTTCACCGCTGCCTTGTTGTCCTCTAATCTGATTTCCGACTGACTTTCCCGATGCTCATACAGATCAGCCGTAAGCAAAAGTATAGCGGCCTTAATCGCCTCCGGCACTGTCGTTTCATCGCCGTAGCCTGCATCATAATTGATAGTCACGGCATTCAACACGATGTCCGTGGTCGGCCAAACCTTCCCGCGGGTCGGCTGCACTCTGCCTGGCTTGCTCTTGGTGTCGACCACTACATCGGCCAGCGCCAGTACCGCAGCGTCTCCCTGAGAATCAATGTAGTTGATTGAGTTAATCACCTGTAGATTCGGAAACGGCAGAGTGGTAATCCCGCGGGCGCCCGTGAAATGATCCAATGTCAGTTCCAGTGTCGTTGTCACCAGCGTCCGCCGAGTCCAGATTTCCACCATTTCCCGTGCGGCCACGCCCATTGCCGTGATCTCCCTATCGTCATTCGGGAAGTCAACCCGCAGATGCTCTTTGATCTTATCAAGCGACAACGGCTCCTTCGCCGTAGGTGTTACCACCGTCACGGCGAAGTGAGCCGAATCGCGGCTTTGTGGAGAGTCAATCATCGTCAGGTGACGATCTCAACCACACTTGCCAGGTCTTTGTCGTCAGCATCAGCAGGCGCATACCGGGCGTCGAGTCCCAGCAGAACCGCACTGATGTCAGATGTCGCGGTGCCAACCGTCAACGATAACCGCACATGCGTGAAGTCATTGTCAACGTCCAGTTCATCTGCCCGGCAGTTGATGATGGCTTGATTATCATCATTGTTGGCCTTTATGAACTGCGTGATGGCCTTACCGGCGATGTCTTTTACGCCAGTGCCTGCGGCATCTTGTG